GGTGTTAAGATCAGTCAGTGTGATGTATATACTACGACGAGCCCGTGTATTGACTGTTTACGTGTTTTGTTAAATTTAGATGTACAAAATATTTATTATAAAGAAAAGTATAAGACTAAGTGGGAATATAAAATTAATGATCTATTAGATTCACATCATAAAAAGGTAGGATATAAACAGTTATGAAATTTGACATCGAAAATCAAGCACGCGGTATACAAGATCTTATCGATGAAGTAGAAAAAGAACAAGATAAGATCACAGAGCAGCTACGATATACATTGACAGGTATAATCGGCGGCAGAGAATTATCAGATCAGGAGCATGCAGTATTTATAGAACGGGCATTAACTCATAAATCATTTTCAGATATAGCATTAAGTTTAAGTATAAAAGAATCTTCTGCTAAAACATATTATAAAAGGGCAATAGATAAACTCTCTGCCTGTGCTATACGCTTAAAACATAAAATAAAGTGATTGATAAAAAACTTAAATCAGAAGCCTATGAATTAAGGGCTAATGGTTATTCTTACAGGGAGATCAATAAAAAACTTGGCATAGCTAAGAGCACACTCAATGACTGGTTTTCACTAGATGGCCGCCAGAAGACGTTAAAACGCAATGCTAGTCTTACTGCACGGTTTCGCCGCAAAGTATCAAGGGCAGGCTTTAATATTAAAGGAGTATCAACTAATGATCTTGTAGATCAGTTAAAAGATCGCAACTTTTGCTATTTATGTGGTAATGATATTGATCTATTTGAAGATCGGTATGATTTAGATCATATACAGCCTAAATCTAAGGGTGGTAATAATCAATTACGTAATTTGCATCCGTCTTGCAGTGACTGTAATTATTTAAAAGGTAATTTATCATTGGATCTGTTGTATGCAAAAATAGTAGAAATAAAACAGTTTGCATTTGGAAATAATATAGAATATACGTATGATCTGTATGCAAATAATGCTCCGAAAAAAAGATCTAAAAAAAGTACTACTTTATCCAAAAAACAGTTAACTTAAATCAATGTTAATTGACAAGGAGAAAAAATGAATAATAATACCGTGATTAAAGTAACTTCTAAAGAGTTTAACCATGAGTTTATTGGTACTAAATCAGAAGCAAAGAAATTTTACTTAAATGAAGCTTTGCTTGAAAGAAATACTGATACAACTTATGCGGCGGATATTAGAAGATTTACAGTAGAACAATTGATCTGGTTTGTTTTTGGAAAAGATAATTTTACTGTAGAATATAGAGAAAATAGTAAATGTATTTTTAATAAAGGCATGTGGTGCACATATCATTTTAGTTATAATGATCTTTTGAAACAAGAAGCACAACTTGGCAACTATTTTCATAATAACATGATGTAGTAATACCTCTTAATATCAGTTAAGTGCGAAAAGGCCCTCATTTGAGGGCTTTTTTGTAACCGTTTTAAAAATATTTTATTTAACAATATCAACACTTACGCATGTATTAGCATCATAATTAGCTGATCTGTGTAGTCTTTTTGCCCTTATTATATAGAGGGCATACAATAAGTCCCGCACTTTCGTAAAACGCGAATATATAACCTTCAACTTATATGGGGTGATTAGTTTGGCTGCAGCTAAAACAAAGAAACCTGTTAAACAGGTAAATAACAGGACCAAAAAAGGTACATTTAAAAAGGGTGTTTCTGGCAATCCTAAGGGCAGACCACCAAAAGAATTTGCATTAAATGAACATATAAGATCACTTGCTAATAGTAAAATGAAGAATAAAAAAACTATGCTTGAAGCTGTTGTAGCAAGAGTATATGAAGAGGCATTAGATGGTAATATGACTGCTGTTAACTTTTTAGCGGATAGGATCTTAGGACGTCCGAGTCAACAGATGAATATTAAAGATGTATCTGATGAACCTATAAAAGTTTTTGATATAGATGGACTGGAAGATTGATAGTACTCGCAAGGCCATATTGCAAGATCATACGCGATATAAAATCGTTTGCAGTGGACGCCGTTGGGGGAAAAGTTATTTCTCGATCCTCTTTTTACTGTCAAAAGCATTTAAAAAAAATGAGCGACGTTGGATCATATTTCCTACGTATAGGCAAGCTAAGATGGTTAGTTGGTCAATACTTAAAGATCTTTTCGCTAAAAAAGATGTTACTATTAATGAAACCGAACTATCAATTACAATGGAAAACGGTGCTAAGATCGAGCTCAAAGGAGCAGATAAGCCAGATAGTTTGCGTGGAGTGTCTACTACAATGGTAGTCTTAGATGAGTACAGTTATATGAAGGAAAATGTTTGGGGTGAGATCATACAGCCAACATTAGCAGAAACAAAAGGTAAAGCGCTTTTTGTCGGTACGCCGACTGGAACGCAAAATCATTTTTATGATCTATTTGTAAAAGGGCAGCAAGACAACAGTGATTATAAGAGCTGGCAATTTACTACATTAGATGGCGGATTTATTTCTGAAGAAGAAATAGAAAATGCTAAAAAGAATTTAGATAAGAGGACATTTCAGCAAGAGTATGAAGCGTCTTTTTTAACTGCTGCTAATAGAGTGGCATATAACTTTAATAGAGATACACATTGTAAAGTTATGGAAAAAAGTCCAAGAATGTTTTGGGGCGTGGACTTTGGTGTAGCTAGTTTTATGACTGCTGTACTGTGTAGTGAAAATACAGCTGGTGAAGTTTATGTATTTGATGAGATCAGTTTACAGAACAGTAACACATTTGAACTAGCAGAGCGCATGAAAGCCATAGCGCATGGTTTACCGGTTTATCCGGATCCAGCTGGAAAAGCCAGAACTAGTAACAGTACTAAATCAGATCACATGATCTTACAAGAGGCAGGGTTTACAGTAATAAGTAAAAAGGCTAATCCTACACAGCGTGATAGGATCAATGCCTTAAATAAGATGTTAGAAGATGCTACAGGTAAGCATAGACTATTTGTTAATCCTAAGTGTAAGAACTTAATTCGTGATCTTGAACTGTGTACAATGGAAAATGGACAGATCCTAAAAACAGAGACACTGTCGCACCATATTGATGCGCTTTGTTATATAATGGATTATAGATACGGATTTAAAGGCAAAGGATCAGCGATACAGTGGTAATGTTTATATTAGGGTTTTGCGTAGGAATTATTGTAGCTATTGTATTATCAATAGCATGGGGACACCGATTAAGTATAGAAGAAGAAGAGAAAAACAAAGAGCTTATAAAAGACTTTACTAATAAATACTTCGATAAGTATGTAGAGTCTGATGAGATAAAATTAGATAAAAGGTATGAATCATGATAATTTATAACTTAACGGATAAAATGTTATATGATCTTCTTATGGATACTATAGAAGATGGACACAAACAAGAATTAGAAGAGAGAGAACGCTTACTCGATTATTTCGAGGGCTTGAACCTTGAACAAGATATACAGCAATATTTTGACAGTGATAGTTTATCACAGATCCCGCCAATGTACATTAATTTAGTGCGCCAGATCATAAGTCGCAGGACATTGGTATATCAACAAGCACCAATAAGATACAATGACAAGTACAATGAAGTACTAGGTAATTTTGATAGTGTAATGAAACAATTTGAGCAGCTAACCTATTTATTAGGTACTGAGGCATTATATACACATTGGGACGATAATAATAAAGTTTTGAAATACAGACCGATCCACTTTTTTACGCCGTTTTTTAGGCCTAATGAAGACGAACCGTTTGCTATTATGTATCAGGCAGAGTCGCATCTACAGGCAAGATCTGAAGATGCACAGTATATGTTTTGGAGTAAAGATACTGATGATATGGAAGGTAAACATTTTATGATCTCGTCCCGTGGTAAGATAACATCTATTGTTCCAGATGATAAAAATCCATACGGTGATATACTACCGTTTACTATTGCGCATAGACATCCGTTCACAAGAGATTTTTTTAGAGAGGGTGCTTCTGATCTCGTAAACGGTATGAGATCCATAAACATCATGCTTACTGAACTTGCTCTCCATTCGCGCTTGCAGTTAGGACAGCCTGTATTTACTGGTTTGGACACAGAGCAGCGTATTACAATGGGACAAGATAAAGCATTAGTATTGCCAGAAGGTGCTAACTTTAATTATGCAACACCTAATGCTAATGTTACTGCTATGATCCAATCAACACAGTATATGGTAGACAGTTTAGCACAGGCAAACAATGTACGTATTAATTGGGCTGATAAATCTGCAGAGAGCGGCTTATCTAAGAAAATGGCACAGCTTGATTTAATGGACGCGCTTAGATCAGATACAGAGCAGATCTACAGACCGTTTGAAAAAGAACAGTTTGAAATAGCTAAACGTATTTGTGAAGTATCAGGTGGTATTAATCTAGGAGATCAATTTAGTATTGATTTTGCCGAGAGAGAAGTACCGATGTCGGCTGATGAAGAAATAAAATACTACTCATGGGCGTTTGCTAATGATCTAGAAACTAGACAAAGCTATTTAAGAAAACATAATCCTGATCTACAAGAAGATGAGATCGAAGGCATAATCGAGAGAATAGACAGTGAAAAGCCACAACAGGCAGATGAAACAGAGTCTATTATTGACAGAATAGGTAAACAAGTTGGCTAAGTTAGATTTTTATAATAAAGAGTTAGCGAATATTCAGGATCAGCTAATAAAGAAGTTAGATAATCTAGTTATAGGATTATCACAGTTATCTGATACAGAATTAATACAAGTAGCTAAGCAAATAGACTTTTTTACAGAAATGGATCGATTAGGATACAGTACGCTTATAAATAAAGTAAGATCAACGTATGCTGATGAAATAGCTGATATATATGCAGCACTAGGACCAGATCTAGCTAAGGTATCAGTAGCTAACATAAATGCAGTAAAAGAATTAATAGAATTTGATCTATTATACTTAACTGGCAATGCTAGAAATTATACAAACCAATTAAGGACAGCTATGTTACGTGGTATTATAACTGGTGAGTCTAATGCACAAATTATCGCAGGACTAAATACTAGCTTTGGTGTAGGCACGTTTATTAGTAGTAGTGAGGCATCATTTTTAATTAATGATACGTTTGCTACGTTTTCTAATGCTGCCAGAGCCAAGGCATTTGAAGACTTTCCAGATGTTACATTTAAATACGTTGGGCCAAAAGATGATAAAACAAGAGATGCTTGTAAACAAGTTTTTAGAGAAGTTGCTAAGCGGGGGCCATTAACTATTAAAGAGATTAACGAATTAAATATACCAAAGTTTGAAGGTTTTAGCCGCAGAGGTGGTTATAACTGCAGGCACGACTGGGTAAGATCATGAAATTATTTGAAGTACCAAAAGTAACTAACAAGTTTATGAAGGCTATTGGCCAAGAAGCTATTGATCTTATTGTGTCTGATGCTGATAAAGGTATTTTCCAGAATAATGCTAGGAAGAAACCATACAAAAGCGAAACATATAAGAAGTATAAAGCTAACAGCATGAACCGTTTATCTGATGGTAAAAAGTTAAAAAGATTTAGAAACCAAAGTACTGACACTACAACGCAATATATTAATATGCGTTTAACAGGCAGAACATTACGCGGTATACGCGCAGGATCTAGAAAAAATACTGCAATTATAACGTTTGACCGCGGAGAGATCATATTAGGTAATAAAAAAACAGATCTTTATGATCTTAGACAGGTAAATAAAAATAAATTATTTAGAAATGTTGAAAAGCTGTATGACAGTAATATTAAACGTTATACAGCAAAGACTATAACAATAAAATAGGAGGGCAGATGTCCGAAGAAAATAAAGTAGTAGAAGAACAAGCAGTAGCAGAAGCTCCTACGCCGGAAGTTAAAGAAGAAGTAGGATCACTAATTGCAGAGAGCAAAAAGTATCGTACAAGAGCTCAAACAGCAGAAGCCGAGTTAAATGAACTCAAAGAAAACCTCAAACTTCAAGAACAACAAAGACTTGAAGAAAAAGAGGAGTTTAAATCTTTGTATGAAACCATGAAAGCTGAAAATGAAAAGCTGAAGCCAGTGGTTGAACAGTATGAAATGCAAGAAAAACAAAGAAGAGAACACCTGCTGTCTCAACTCTCAGATGAAGATCAAGAACTGTACATAGACCTACCAACTATTAAGTTGGAAAAGCACATTGAGAAGTTGAGTACTAGAAAAGTGCAAGTATCTGATGCCAAAGAGGTTACTTCTAGTGGTAAGTTCGCTGCAAATAGCAAGTGGGCTGATCTAAGCGATGCAGATCGTGAAAAAGCTAGGAAGAATCCTAAACTATGGAATCAGATCTTAGAGGGGTACAAAAACAGCTAAAATTTTAAGGAGAAACTAAAAATGGCTAACGTAACGACAACGACAGCTGCCAATTTTATTCCGCAAATGTGGAGGGACGCGATTTTAGATTATGCTGAGAGACGTTTTCAATTAAGAAATCAGGTCTTAGACTTTTCATCTATGGTTGCAAATGGTGGCGACATACTAAACATTCCTAAAGTGGCTGAAGAAACTGCTGCTGCTAAGTCTGCTGACACTGCAGTAACATATTCTGCAAACACTGATGGAGTGATCCAATTAAACTTAAATCAACATCAATACGAAGCAAAAAGAATCGAAGACATTGTAAGAGTACAAGAGTCCGCAGATTTGTTCTCTGCTTACGCACGTAGCATGGGTTATGCTCTTGCTAAGAAAGTAGAAAACTATCTTGCTGTAGATATTCTACAGGCAGCTACAGGTAATGATGTAACACTTTCTGCTGACAATACTGCAACTACTGCACTTGTTAGATCAGGGTTACAAAAACTGTTAGATGCTGGTTATGACTACACAGATGGCGATACATTCTTTTATGCATCACCTGCTTTATACATGAGTCTTATGAGTCTTGGCGACTTCACGTCTGCTGAGAAACGTGGTGACGGTACAGGACCAAATGTTACTGGTAATATCATGAACATTTACGGTATGCCTGTATTCGCATCTACTGACTGGGACGACGACGGTGGTACTGGTGATGAAACTGGATCTATTTTCAACAGAAATGGTGTATACTTTGCTCAACAGATCGCTCCTCGCGTTCAGTCGAGCTATGATATCGACCATTTATCGACGTCAGTTGTAGCTGATGTTTTATTTGGAGCTGTGTTATCACATGCTGCTGATAGCACATCGCTACCTGTTGTTAATTTCGTAAATCCATAATAGGATCAGCGAAAAACGGTTAAATATGGGCCTATTTTTATATAGGCCTATATTTACCACATAATTTTAATTTTAAGGAGTTCTAGATGCCAATATATGAATATAAATGCACCTGTGGTGCACGTTTTGAGACAGTACAAAGTATACATGATGAAAAATTAGTAAAATGCAATCCAAATGTGCATGATTGCGATGAACAAGGAACTCTTACAAGACTTATTAGTGCTCCTATGATCTTATCAGATGATATAGGCAGAGGACACAAACGTATGAAGGATAAAGATTTATATAAGGAACTAGACATTGAGTAGTAATACAAATATTGGCAATACTCCGGTTAATCAGGGTTATGTTCAGCTGATCCATACTGGAGAGACTGGAGGGATCGATGGAACGCTACGCACGTTATATGACGGAGACGGTACTGCTAGTGATCTACAAATTGCATCAAATGCTGTTAAAGTATCTACCACTTTATATATTGGATCAGATACCATACAAGAATATATACAGGATACGGTTGGTGCTATGTTGGTTACCAATGCAAACCATACTAATTTATCTGCTACCTATGATGACAATGGCGATGGAGCGATTGATCTTACTGCTACCGGATCTATAACAGGGATCACAGGCGGTACAGGCATAGATGCATCAGGCAGCGGTACTATTACAATTGCTATTGATAGCACGGTAGCTACGCTTACAGGATCACAAACACTAACAAATAAAACATTAACAGCTCCTACACTTACAGGAACAACATCAGGAGCAAGTTTAACGCTATCAGGTGATCTTACTGTTAATGGAACAACTACAACAGTAAATCAAACCAATTTAGATGTGTCTGATAATATTATAGGATTAAACCGCGGAGCAAGTTCTAACGCTAATGATAGTGGTTTAATTATAGAACGTGGATCAACAGGAGATAATGCGGCAATTATTTGGGACGAATCTGCTGATAAATTCACCGTTGGTACAACAACATCAACTCCTAGTGCTACTGGTAATATTACTATTAGTACTGGAACGTTAGTAGCTAATCTAGAAGGTAATGTAACTGGTAATGTTACAGGCAGCGCAAGTCTTAATTTATTAAAATCAAGTAATTTATCTGATCTTACTAATGCGGCAACAGCAAGATCTAACTTAGGTGTAGATGCAGCAGGTACAGATAATTCTACTAATGTAACCTTGGCAGGATCACTAGATTATTTAACATTAAGTGGTCAGGAGATCACAAGAAATGCAATAAACCTCACAACAGATGTTACAGGTACTTTGCCCGTAGCAAACGGCGGAACAGGGGCTACTTCTTTAACTTCTAATTCAGTATTAACTGGTAATGGCACAAGTGCTATACAGGCAGAATCTAATCTTACTTTTGACGGGGATTTTAAAGTAACTGGAACTGGTGGTAGTACTTTTGAAACTAAAGATTTTGACGGAAGTAATGGTTATTTAATGCTATCAGGAACTTCATCTCAAAGAATAGAATTTAGAAATACAAGTAATAATGCTAATGGTTGGATAGGAATACCGAGTTGGAATACAGATGCTTTTTATGCTTACTTACCTACTTCAAATGGAAATGAGTTAGGATATATTTTTGAATCATCAAGGCATAATTTTTATAGAGGAGTAACTATTAACAATGGACAAGATGATTACGATTTTATTGTTAAAGGAGATAATGTAACGAATTTATTATATGTTGATGCAAGTACAGATAGAGTTGGTATTTCAACTAACACACCTGACGCTTTAGTAGATATAAATAGTAGAATTTATTTAAAAGATGACGGAACTATACATTGGGGTAGTGCAGCTAATCACGGAGTATTAACTTGGGATACTGGTAGAGCAATAGTAAGTGCAAAAGGAACAAATAATTTAGATCTAAAAGCACAAAGTGGTTATCAAGTAGTAGTAAATGAAACTCAAAGCAATGTAGATTTTAGAGTAGAAAGTGATACGGATGCTCATTTACTATTTTGTGATGCAAGTGCAAATAAAATTGGCATAGGAACTTCATCGCCTGAAACACCTCTGCATGTCAATCAAGATAGCAACGACCACGCTTTTAAAGTCACTGGTGGTGGTGGTGGAGCGAGTATAGCAAGATTCGTAAGAGATATTGGTTTAAATTCGCCTTATGCAGAAGTTAATATTCTTGCAAGTGGTGGAGACCCACAAATATCATTTAGAGATGTTGGTAATTCTGTCTTTGCATTAGGATTAGATGATAGTGGAAATTCTTTTAAAATAGCACAAAATAGTGTAATAGGTACTAATGATAGATTTGCAATAAGTAG